CTCTTGGCGTTGCTCCCTCCGAACTCTCCTTTCTTCAGGCTTCGTGTTGACCCACATGTCTACGCGGAAATGGAGGGTCTTGACGATGCCAAGGCTGAGATTGAACTTTCCTTGAGTTCGATGGAGCAGGAGATTGTTGCAGAGATTGAGCGTCGTTCTTTCAGGACTGCGATTTACGCAGCCCTCCGCCAGCTTGTCGTAGTTGGCAATGTCCTCTTGTACTTCCATGACAGCGGCATAAAAGTCATCCGGCTTGAAGGCTACATTGTCGAGCGGTTTCCGAACGGATCAGTTGAGAAAATCGTAATCAAGGAGGAAGTCCATGCCAGTAAGATTGAGCCAGAATACATGGCCGAGGCAGCGGTTGCTGATAGTGCAGAGAACACTTATACGGTGTACACATGCATTCACTATGAGGGAGATAAAGCGCACCTTCACCAGGAGATTGGCCCTTCGTTTTGTCAGGGTGGATGGTGAGAACTACGGGCGCAGTTTCTGCGAAGAGATTTACGGAGAGCTTGAGACGCTGGAGACTTTGCAACAAAGCATCGTCGATGCCTCAGCCGCAATGGCAAAGCTCCTGGTCCTGGTAAGTCCAACGGGGCTCACGAGACCTCGCGACATCGCAGAGGCTCCCAACTTGTCTGTAAGGACTGGTAGTGCTGCTGACGTGACATTCGTTCAGGCGAACAAACACGCCGACCTGAGTGTTGCTCAAGCGACGATCAATACAATCAATGACCGCCTTGCCAGCCAGTTCCTCTTAACGGATGGTTCCATTCGTAACGCAGAGCGCGTCACGGCGGCAGAGATTCGTATGATTCAAGACCAACTTGAGCGGTCTTTGGGTGGTGTCTTTTCCTTGCTTTCTCAGGAACTCCAACTGCCGATGGTGCGTTTGCTGATGGTTCAGATGAAGGAAAGTGGCTCATTGCCACCTCTCCCGAGCGATATTATTGAACCAGTTATTGTCACGGGTGTCCAGGCATTGGGTCGTTCGATGGACAGCATGAAACTGGACACTTTTATGAATATAGCCCAGCAGTCTCTGGGGCCGGAAGTCGTGATGAAGTACATCAATGTCAGCGAGTGGTTCACTCGTAAGGCGGCTTCTCTAGGACTGGAGGTTCACGGTCTGATTAAGACAGAGCAAGAGATGGCGAAAGAGCAACAGGCTCAGATGCAGCAAATGATGGCCGCGAAAGCGGGACAGGAGGCGATTGGCGTTGCAGGAGCTGCAGTACGTCAAGCAGTTGCCTCCCCCCAAGTCCCTGAACAAGTAGAGGAAGCATGACAAGTGAACAAGACGTAGTGACGGAGTTAAACCTTACGCTGGGAAACGCCAACCCAACGCTGGAAGAGCAAGCGGCAGAGATGGCGCAGGAGCAGACGGGAGGAGAAGAGTCTCCTATCCCCGCGAAGTTCCGTGATGCGGCAGACCCTGTTGCTGAGATGGCAAAGGCATACACCGCCCTTGAGCGTAAGTTGAGTGAAGGTGCGCCAGCACCAGAGATGAAGATTGAAAAATCAGAGGGGCTCCAGGATTTAACCACCGCAGAGTTGTCAACTCTTGGCGAGGAGTGGTCCAGAAACGGTGACCTCACAGAAGATAGTTACGCTGGCCTTGCCAAGCGTGGTATCACCAAAGAAGTGGTGGACATATTTGTCCAAGCCCAAGTACAGCAAGCGGACGCTTCCCGCCGTCAGACCCTCATGGATGCAGGTCTTGATGACAATACTTGGCAGAGCATGTCCGATTGGGCTTCTCGCAACTGGTCTGAGGATCAGGTGAACGAGTGGAACGAACTGGCAAGCTCATCCAGCCCATTGGCACGGAAACTAGCCGTGGAGAATCTCAAACAAGCCTATGGCGGTCCTGGTCGAGGCCAAGATGCCATGAGGTTAGAGGGGAAATCTTCCACGGGGGCGTTCACGCCTTTCCGATCCGATGCGGAGATGCTCGAAGCAATGAAAGATTCACGATACGACAAGGACCCGGCTTACCGAGAAGATGTTGACCGTCGTGTTGAACTCATGCTAAGGGCGAACAATCGACTATAAAGGCCCTTCGCGGATAACCAGAAACAGTTGCACTAACTAACATTCCAAAAACTCCATCTTGATTACTTGAGGTAATACCAATGGCTGCTTCTGACCTAACTGACTTTGGGGGCGATAGCCTCTTTAAAACCGTATTTTCGGGCCTTGTGCTTCGTGAATACGAAGCTCGGCGACTTTTCGCCCCACTCGTAACCACTCGGCAAGTCACTCGTGGCAAGGCCGTAGATTTCTCGCTCTTGGGTACGGTTGCTCCAGTTTACCATACCCCTGGAGATAACGTTATTCTTGACAACAGCCATCTCAAGGATGTGCTTCACGCGAAAGTTACCGTCACCCTGAACGACAAGCTCATCGCAAGTACGATGGTTGATGAACTCGCCGAACTGAAAAACGATTTCCCTGCTCGTGCAGAACTCGCTGCTGAAATGGGACGTGCCATTGCAGACCGTGAAGATCGCTTGATTGCTCAGGCTATCACTATGGCTGCTTTGGGCCGTCGTAATGGTTCGGCTTCACCTAATGAGATGTATGCTGGCGAACCCGCTGCTGGTGGCTATGCTGTTGTCGCTGATGGCGGTACTGATGCCGTTACTAGAGAGAACCTCCTAAATGCGCTCTTTTCTGCTGCAACCTCGCTGGACGAAGCAAATGTCCCAGAAGATGATCGCTACTTTGCGGTTCACCCTTCCTACTTCCATCACCTTGCCCGAAACACCGATGTCCTGAATAAGGACTGGGGTGGCTCCGGCGTGTTTGCTGACAACAAGGTTTTCCGTGTTGCTGGGTTCTCTGTGATTAAGTCAACCAACATTCCGAAGATTACTGCTGACGCGGCTGGTTTGGCTGGCGAAAGGAACGACCTAGACTTCGACCCTCAAAACATCCAGTCTGGTGCTGGTAACGCTGGGCAACTATGGGGGCTTTGCTTCCATAAAGGTGCTGCGGCTGTCGCCAAAGGCATGGATATGCGGACCGAAGTTGAATACAAAACTGAGTACCAAGGTACTCTGATTTTGGCTAGTAATGTCATGGGTGCTGCGGCTCTGCGCCGTCAGTCCGCCGTGATTATTGCCGCTGACGACTAATCGTTAACGACTAACTGCTTGGGGGGCTTCGGCCCCCCGGGCAACCTTTAACCCTTAATAAAACAAATGGCTGCATTCAAAGAATACATCAAGACATTTTCCGTCAAGCACGTTTCCAGTATCTTCTGGTTTGGTGTTGGCGTTGTCGTTGGTTTTTTCTTGGTGGGGACGTTACCTACGGATGTGTCTATGGCACAGAATGTCTTAGCGGAGGCTGACGGTGAGTTTCAGATGACTGGCTGGTCCTTCAACAAGCGCATGAAGGTTTCGTTGGCTCCCGACGCTGACAGTCCTTACAGGACTTACCTCCCGACCAATACTCTCCTTGTCCATTCCCGTAAACGCTCAAAGAAGTATGGGATGCGAAAAGAGTCAGGGGGCTTCTATTACCTTTACGACATCATAGAGGACACGGATGCTCTTGGGGAAACGATTGAGGCTGACCTGATCGTTGGGTTGTCTTTCGGAGAGATGCCCTATGCCGCGAAGAACTATGTCGCCAAGAACGCCACTCGCGTCTTTGCCGAAAGAATCTTTGGCGAGGCACAGCCCCAACTTCGGTCAGAAGAAGCTCGTGCATACTCATTCTTTGAGAGGTATGAGACGGAAACAATGGACTATCGCATGTCTGACACGCTTTCCGTGTATCGCTCGACTCGCCGCATTTCGTCGCTTGACGACTATTCGAGCTAATGGTGATAGGCCGCAGCGTCGGCAACTTGCTGGGAGGAGTCTCTCAGCAACCAGAGAATCTTAGGTTCTTGAACATGGCCGAGGAGTCGGTCAATGCGTACCCATCTCTTACGGCTGGGCTTGACAAGAGGCGACCAACGGAACACCTTGCGTACATGACTTCTGAAGGCACAACTGCCGCGAAGTTCCACGTTATCAAGCGTTCTCCGACAGAGCAATACGGGCTCTTTTTCTACAGGGACTCCACGGGTGGAACAGACCCTCGCATCAAGGCATTCAACCTTTTGACGGGCGCAGAGGTGAGCGTCCGTGACAGCGGAGGCGCAGTTGTAAACGCAGCGGATCTTGCATATTTTGATGATGACACTCTTGATTACACGAGAGACCTGGAGGTAATGACTGTTGCTGACACTTCTTTTATGCTTAACCGCAAGAAGGTTGTTGCTGCAACGACGAGCCCAGTCCTGTACGACTACTTTGAAGACCACAT